GATTGTTTGCTGATACTAAACCTGTTGCTGGGTTGACAACTTCTACGGACGCCAATGTACTGTCGGCTAACATTAATGTGTATACACTTTCTGTTTCAGATGAACTGTCCGTGTATGTGGTGATTGGACGAATAGTAATGGTGTTAGTACCTTGGGTTGGGTCAAAGTAAAGGTAAATCGTCTTGTTTGCAGGAAGCGTGGTTCCTTGGATAACAATTTGTGGAATGACTACACTTCCAAAACGAGTCAAGTCGTTACCCGTAATGGTAACCAACTTATATCGCATGATTTGGGTTTCGTCAGGAGTTGCTTCCAAGACTGGCATATTTTCAATGACAGCTCCGTAATAATTGGACCCTAGTGGATGGGCGGTGTTGTATAACCCGTAATCCACTTCATCGTCTGCAACAGCGAACTTGGTAATTTGGAAATTACCCGTGCCGGTACCTTGCGACAAAAGTTCCCGTCCACGATTGGTTAATATAGCGTCCACGGTAATTGTGGATTTATCTAGGTATCCCATAGTCTAAAATCTCCTGAGTGAAGTACAACAATTATAAGTATAAAGTAATTTAATTTAAGTTAATTATTGGACGCTTAATCGACCCCCACCCCCCAATCTAATTTGCGGGACGGACGGTAAATTTATACCTTGCGATGGGATATTAGTACTATTGACGACAATAGTATTACCCACGGACGGTCCAACAATAACAGGCGACGACCCGTCAAACGTAGTTCCAACGTCTCGACATCCAAGATAATTTCTTCTCTTTAATGCCGTAGTATTATCCCGACTAAACTTGTAGTGGCGGGGTAGGTATCCAATAGGAATCAGACTTGCCGGGTCGTAGGCGAAATATCTCAATACGACATCGTTCGGAGCTATATCACTTGACGTAGTATTATCAATACTATAATAAACGGTAGAATCCGTTGTTTGCATCATAACGTATGGAAATACATCTGAATTACCTTCAAGTAATCCGTCAAATAGAACCCCGTGGTCACCTGTCGGAACGGTAGTAAATGCCCGTGTTCTGTCCGTATCTCTCGAATTACTATCCCGATACAGTCTGAGTCGTAATCCCGATGTACCGTTTACGTTATATACTGAGAACAAGTTAGCTAACTTAATAACACCAGTGTTGTATGACCCAGACGTATATGCGGTCGTTGTTGAGATGGTCGAACTATATCTACCTGGTTCTGCTACAAGTGAGCTAGTTTGTAACAACGTTACGTTTGCGTATACTTGGTTAAGCGGCGACGATACGTTGGTATCCAATTTAGCCACATACAATTGTCTGTATAATGTGTCAAATTCATAATAGTATTGACCATTATTTTTGTGGAAATATGAAGTAGTTCCAATTTCCGTTAAGTCAGCACGTGGTCTAATGTCATAGTATGGTAATAACGTATTTTCTTCACTTGCCAATCTACTTGGAATACCAAGATATGGATTTCTTGGATACCCCGACGAAGTGACATCTCCACGTGGATTTGCATCAATAGAGTTTGCTTCTAATGTATCAAATGAACTATTTTCATCAAGTATGGACGCCGTGACCAAAATATTATTTACGTATTGTTTAATGCGTCTAAACGTTGGCATCTCAGTTGGACTGGTGCTACTAATTGGTCCAACGTCTCCGGTTACATCAACACTACCAGACATTGGAAGAATATCTGACAATATCGTTGGAGCCCCATTAATTGGATATAAGAATTCAAAAGTATATGCTCCAACGCCAACAGATCCAGACCCAGAAATATAATTATTGAATGTCTTGGTTTCCGTACCATCTACAGCAACACTTGGTTGTACAATAGAACGATTACGGTCAAGGATAGATGATTCGATAACAATTCCATTTAACAACTTTGCTCTAGCAGGAACCATATCCATTGCGTAATCACTTGGTGCATCTACAAGGTCACGGAAGAATCTGATATATTCGTTTGGATTAATCTTTTCGTTATAGTAAGATAAGAAATAATTTTTAAGTTCCGTCAGATTTGGATAATCTGAACCCGTGATATATCGTGGACTACCGATGATATTATTGACATCCACCACGCCCATTGTTCTTAAGATGGTTTGGTTAATAAAATCGGTCGGTGAAATTGCGAACGATACAACATTTTGTCCACTGGTATATTGTTTTTCTTCAATTGTCTTGATACTGGCGTTAGGACTCAATACTCTCGTACCATCTCCATCAACAAAGTTTGCACTAAATGTTGGTGGAGCGACTACGTGTACCTTTTTATTAGTATAAATTGTAGACCCAACAATTGGTGTAAATTGCTTTATACTTCTTAATATACGTTCATATGAAGCGGTTGTAAAGCCTACCACCGGAACCGATGGTATTAGTGAGATATTTTCGTATGGACTTTCATTTACGATTGACTGAGTTACTGACGACGATGGGATACTGAATGGAAGATGTACATACAGATTTGCTCGCGATGAAGTATAATTTGTACCGTAATATGAACCAGGATCATATGCTTGAGATACAAAGTCATCGTTAGAAATGTTTTCTCCCCACAAACGTACTTCATCTACAACACCATCGAATTTATTTCCCAATTTAATTGACCCACTTCCACCAATATAAACAAAAGTAGTACTATTCCATAGTGTTCCAAGACTTATTGATGCCGATTCTTGGAACAATACTTGGTCACCGTCCGTTTGGATGATTGAGATGTCAGCGGATTGACTTCGTAACATAATGTTTGTGTAATCATCGCTGAATAATGGGAAATAACTACTGGTTGCTATAACGGTGCGAGCAGACCCACTCACTACTTGAATTCTGCCGTAATCTAATTTAGATGACGATGGGTGTGGTACAATATCAATTGCCCATTTTTGGTCACCTGTTACGATAGAACTACTTGTACGTGCGTTTGGATTAAATCGTAGTTGTAATGTTTGTGCGGTAATCGATGCAGACACAAATGGAACTTGAATATGACTTTCTACAGACCCAGTATATTCAAGACCATATGTGAGTTCATCTGATTGAATGTAGTTAGCAGAACCCGGATATGTTGTTTCCTTAATCTGTAGAATTGGTGAGTTTAATCCGTATGTGTTTAATAAAGCATTAAATGAGGTACGTGACCCCTTAGTTTTTGCTAAGTAAATTGCACTATGTAAAAATCTCTTCCAAGTTTCCGCTACCAATGACCGTGAACCAGTCTCGCCAGCGATTGATGAGATAAAAGTATCAAGGTTTTCGATTGAATATGCATTAGGAAGTTGTAAACCAAATGACTGTGCTACTTCATACACTTGGTCCATTGTCAATTCTTCAAACGGATTTGGATTTGTAGAATAGATATTTCCAAATTGGTCAATATATTGCTTTAAATTATCCATCACGTGACCGAACATTGCTACCAATGTCAAGAATTCAATTGAATCTGAGTTGTCTTGGATGTGTGATGGAAGATGTTTTGTCAAATAATTTGGATTATTATCATCGTAACGTTGTGCAATTGCACCTTGGACAGTTAACCAGTTTGACGCAGTGACACTATTAGCGCTCCACGGCGTTCCGTCTGACATTTTTGGCCAAGACGCGGTGGTGTGATATTCTACACCAGAAGTGTTGTAATATGCACTTGCGGTATATACGAACGATTCCGTTGCAAAGTAGAGGAATTGTTCATATCCGTCAAAATTTCTAATAATATTTTCTTTTTCAACGGCTTTTAATGATTGGCCAATAGTACTACTCGACACACTAGCCGAAATACTAGCAGACGTTAATTCTTCAATCTTTAATAACTTTTGTTTGAAAGAAAGAAGTCTACTATATGCTGACCCATAATAAACGAAATTGTTGTAGTCAGTAAAGTCTATATTAAGTTCTGATGAATTAAAGTCACTAGTAAACCATCTGCGGAATGCTCTATCGTCAAATGATAATTGTGAACCACTAATAATTACGCCAGCTGACCCAGTAGCGATTCCTAATGTTTCCATTGTCATTTCATTCAATGAACGCTTATTGGGGATATACTTAGAAACATCCGTGTTCATCGGACGTAAATACGGAGTAGTATCAGCTTCTGGTCCTAAATCAAACTCAACAGTATCAATTACTGTTTTTGCAAGTTCACGACTGATGAATGCTACATCGTATAATGCTACATTAGTGTCCAGCGCAGACAGTAACTTAAGTTGAATTGCATTTGGATTAGATGGAGACTTTCTCCATGCTTGAACGACTAGTTGACGGTCATTTCCAAGATTTAATAATGTTTTAAGTTCACGGGTATCATCAAAAAATGTTGATGCTTTAGTTGTAATAGAGGTATTAACTGCCTTAATTAATGATTCCAATAGAGGTACTTGTAACTTGGTAATAACTAAAGTTACACCTACCGTTACTTGTGTCTTTGATTCTGGAACTTCAACCAGCGTTGGTAATTTTTCTCCCGTAGTAGGTGTTGAGTCGGCGTACTCAGCTAATCCACTCTCTACATTTAAAATTCGTTGTGTGATATCCCGATATGATTGTAGGATATCTAACATATACTTCATAACATTTGTTTTAGACTGCGAAGTTGCAAGCTTATCACTAAATGGAAAATACGTGTAAACATTAGTAAGCGTGTTCTTAAACAAGATTCTGTTTAGTTCGCGTTTTAGTTTACGGACCATCGCCCCACTTAAACTTTGACCACTTTCTTCAAAAACGTCTGAAATCTCTTTATAATTATATCCGCTATATGTTGCAATTAAATTATTAAATTCTCCCAACAAACGATTTAATTCATCTGCTGTGAAAGTGATTTGATATTGGTCCGAGGTATATTCCTTACCTAACCCATCTTTACCTTTATTATAGGTCTTTTGTAAGAAATCTGGATTTTGCCAAGTTACGCGTATCTTACTCATGTATTATCTCTTAAAATTGAGAAGAAGTTTCCGATGACGTTGAATCACTTTGTGAGGTACCACCACCCCCACTATTACTTGTTGTACCCGAAGTTGTTGTGTTACTATTAGTGTTAACATTAGTACTAGTACTTGATGTAACCATTGCGACCAAATTAAATGTAATCGATTCTGGTCGTGTTTGTACTTCAAAGTTTTCCAGCGTCGTACTCAATCGAACCACCAATTCTCTTGAGCTAGTTGGTGGAATAATTAATGGAGTACTGGTATTCACCAATGTTGTACTACCAGACCGATATACTTCAAGTACAGGTGTTGATGGTACAGGAGAAACTTTAATATAAAAATCAGCAGAAGCGTTAGCGACAGTCATTGGCATATCCGCTGGAATCGCATTACTATTTTTAATATAAGTAACAGTCAAGTTATTATTCAATAGATTTGTTGACCCAGAAACTACACTAAATACTCTGGTTACCTCTGTTGGTGTGATTGCCATAATCAATCTCCTACCACTAAGTCATATGGTAACTGACCAACTGTTGTTGTGTTGGTATCTAAATATTTTTTATATTCTGCTACTAATGAACTACTGATAATAGTTGCTAAAGTTGCATTGGTAAATCTGGTTGTATTATTAGCCAGTAAACTATCCACTTCCGTTGTAGCGGTAATATATGCGCCGTCTAATATAGACTGTGCTATATTGTATACACCATCAAAATTATATTGTTCGATAGATGTAGCGACAAATTGTGACATTTGCTGACCAATGGAACCAGTAGTTAATACTGTATTGTCTGCAGGAATACGTACATTACTTCCCGTTTGATTAAATACCTGCTTTAAAGCATCTTTTATCCAAACAGAATTTAATGATGGTAATGCAAACTGATTTAGTTCATTAATATCTGTACCTAATAATTCTACTTCAGTACGTGAAGGAGAAATAGTAGAAATACTGAGTGATGGGTTAACATATGATCCAATTTCATCTTCAAAGAAATTAAGGGAAACTCCGTATTGACCAATTGGAACAAGTAAATCAGTGACTTTTGAGAAGTCGATAAAGACCAAATTTCTACTCATTCCATCGATGTTATATTGTAATCGTTGTAATGTAACTGCACCGGTAATACTATTTGAAATGAAATCGGAGAAAATTAAAGAATTATCGGATAAACTATACAGATTAATTTCAATATTTGCTTTAGTAATTTGTTGCGGAAAGTTTGCTGGTACTTCCATTTCCAACAAATTGTCCTTGGTTGTAGCAACAATACGTGAAACAGTGTATTTGTTATACTGTTCACTTAATGTTTGTAAATTGCTTTTATAGTTTTCTTGATTTGCCATCAGCTTAACTCTTGAAAAGTTTTATTTACTCGTTGCTTCCAGACTTCATAGTTAATTTTTTCAGTATATATCGGAGTATAATAGACATATCCATCTTGAATGTTATCTGGATCACGTGGGATAACCACTGATTGTCCCGTTGCGGTGTAGTTAGATTTGATTGACGAAGTGTAACTCATTCCATTCATCGACCCACTATTCGCGGATGAAGCCGTAACATCAGTTAAAGAAAACGAAATATCAATCGTTTCTTTATTGATAACACTACCGCTGTCTGGATTTGACCCGCTTACTAAAATAGGAATCATAAGTCAATTTGGAAAACTGTGTCAGTATTAAATACACGTGAATAACTACCGCTTGCTACTTTCAATTTTAATGTATAGAATCTACCTGGATATAACGAGGTCGTGTCTAACACCACATATGACCCACTACTATCTGTGTTAATTCTAGTTGAGTCATCAAATTGCATTGCCGTGGTGTTACTTTCTACGTCTACAATGGAGTAGTAAGAAGATGTTGGTAAGTAATACTTGTTTTTATATCTTAATGTAGAATCAAACGACTTTAATGGGTATTCGTCACGTACCACTAAACTAACTCTCGTAACATCACCTTGCGTATATGTTTGTTTTAAATTTGATGGAATAATTTTAACACTCAACGTAGATGGAATTGCTTGTAAACTACCGGTTGAGAATAGTTGGTCATTCCACGTAATTTCAAGTGTTGGTTGGTAAATAGTATGCGTTTGTGTTGAAAAAATCTTCAACACTCCCTTATTATTTACATCTAATTCATCCGAAATTGGGAATTGAAGCGCCAATCCACGAAATGTCGATTGCAACGATTGACTGACCAATGGACGGATGATATCGGTAACGTCTACTCTGATATCTTGTAGTGGGTATTGAGAAAGCGTAATACTTTGTGTGGTAGCTCCAGTTAAAAAGTCGCCACCGTACATACTCCACGATAAACTACCACTTGCTTGTCTCCATGTCGCTCCGTCATTTACATTTTCTTCATTTTGATAGAAAAATCCACTACCTTCGTCCCACGAGCGAGATACTTGGTAGATAATAATTTGTTGATTTCTTCTTACATTTTGTACATTAGCTAACTTTAAATTTAAATAAAAATTTGACCCAGAAAACACACTTTCTGTTGTTGGTAAATCAAAATAAAGTAATGTACGAGCTGACCCTGTTGAGTACGCAGTTGAGCTGGTAACGTCTACGTCCGTATTGATGACTTTACCAATTTCAAGAATTTCGTCCAGCCCAACATTAATTGTTGGAAATGCTTCGTAAAGAGTCGTGTCTTTACTGGCTGTTAAGAATTTTTTCATTGTGAGGCAGTTCCTATAATATCAGTTTGTGGATATTTCAACTCAAAAATACTTGGGTCGAGACTTGGGTAAATAACTCCATCAATTGTTGCATCATTAATAGAATAACGATAATTTTGATAATTTGCGCCATCCTTAAATTGATACTTGTTAAAAATACGAACATCACGAACGTTTTGAACACCGTCTACCATGCCGATGGCGTAGGTTAAATCTGCTAAAATAATAGGTTGACCAATGTTCCATTTTTCAGTATTAAAGAAATCTTGCACGGTTCCAATAGTACGAGCAAGTACATCATTTAAATTATAGTTACGGAATACTGAAATGTCAAATTGTACACCGATATTAATAATAAACGCATCAAGAATATTAACATCATCTGTTAGTAGTCTATACTGTTCTAAATATCTTGCTAAATTTTCTTTTGTTACCGTATTTAATGTAGCTAATTTACCATCTTTATCGTATCCTAATGTATACAAATTAATTGCGTTTGGACGAACTGGATTATTAACATATGTAATATCATTCGTTGCTAAAATTTGATTAATTTGTTCATCTCGTACTGCGTATGCTTTAGACACTCGGCCAAACTTTGATGGAAGTGAGTACGACCTAATTGTGTAATCATCAGCGGTAACCACTCTATTCTGTGCGTTAAAGAATCCAAGTGCATTTTGACGAATTTCGTCTACAGATTCTCCAGCTCCACCGCCCGTTGCAGGTAAGTCATTGTTAATTGTCATACTTTGGACCGCTGCATTAAACGCTAGTAATTCTGGTGCTGTGTACGATGTAGTGTCATTCAATGTGACTAAGTTACCAACATTAACAATAGTATTTGATGGTGTATTTGTTTCTACACCACCTCCAACCAAATATGTTACCGTTAGTGTGGTATTTGCTGGTGCTAGTCCGTATGCATTACTATTTAAGAAATTTACGTTGTTAAGTGCTGTGTTTCCTAAAATATTTTGAATTGTGTTGCCGTATTGTGCGTTTGCAATTTGACGAGAATCCAAAACTAAATTGGTTTCTGCGGTATTATCAACCCCCGAACCAAATAATAACTCCATACGAAGTTCTCTGTTAATTCTTGTAACAAACCGTCTTGGTACTTTACGTAATCTTAATTTAGAAGATGGAAGATTACCAATTTCTCCATTTGTAGTTACGTCAAGGTCGTCTAAAATAACATCTTGTGCGAGATAATCAACTTCATACCACTTGTTTCCATCGGAATCTACGATATTTGAAATTCCGATAATTTGTTCATCTGGAAGAAGAACTGAAGTAAATTGTTCTGCACTTCCAAATGTAAACGTTGCTGTTTTTTCGACAGCCGCAATAAGACGTGCTTCTTTGGTGACGATAAAGGTCGATGGATTGCCACCAGAGAATGAATTAATAATATAGTTTTCTGCGGTGATATCCGAGAAATCTACATCTTCAAGTAGTCTAAACTGGATGACATTTTGTCCAGCCGTAGTGAATCTACTTCCTGCTCCAACTTTGACAAGGTATTTGGTATCTGGGACGTATACCCCATTACTTAAAATTGCTGGCGCTAGTTGGTATAGTTTCGCAGTTGCCGTTGCGGGTGAAATTAACTTTGGCTTGTATCCTAAAAATTGAGCAATAGTAACAACATTCTCTTCTTCTTCGGCGTAAGCTAAGAGATTTTCCTTGAACTGATTATCAATGTAGAATGATAAGACATCACCAAGATATGATGCCATTTCAATGAACATCATACCTGGAGAAGTTTCGTTAAAATCTGAATATGTGTTTGGATAGTACGACTTCGCAAACTCAATTAAATTCTGTCTAAAATCTCCAAATGTCTTAGAAAGATAGTTAATTTGCTTAACGTTTGGTCGAGGTTGTAAATTGATTCTTTGGTTACTGGACATCTCATACTCCCCGTGTAGAAATGGTCACGGTATCGGTGACATTTGGGTTATTTCTAAATTTATATGTACATGTAATATTGATTATATTTTCATCACTATTTTGCGTAATTTGAAAATCAGTAAGTTCTAAGTACGGTAACCATCTGTCAACAGCTTCTGCGACCGCCAAACGTGCTTCGGTCAATAAGTCCTCTGTACTTGGGTCAAACAAAACTCTCCAGAGGTCACATCCCAATTTTGGTTGAGCAATACGTTCTCCTTTCTTGGTCAAAATTAAATTTTTAAAATTTGACCGAGTTTGTTCAATCAATGTAACCGATTGGTCAAACATTCCTGTTTGTCCTCGTCGTATTGGGATAGTAACTCCGATGAATTTTTGTGCCATAAATTAGACCAACTTCATTGCTTTCATCATAGCAGAATAATCTTTATTGATTGCTTGGAATGCTGGGTTATCTTCTTGAACACCCTTCGGCGGTGTTGGCATTACCTTACCAGTTGTTGCTACAATGGTATCACCAATACGGTCAAGACCCATCATTTCTGCTAATTGAGCACGTGAAAGTTTTGGTTTTGGTGCTGCAGTCGGTGTGGATTCTTGAAGTGATTTTACTTCTGCAACCGCTTCACCGAGTAACTTAGGAAGAACTTTTTTAACTTCTTCTTCCACTGCTTCTTTTACAAGTTCTTTTACGTATGCTCTAAATAGTGCTTTGTCCATAAAATCCTCTATCGGTTGTTAAATCGTCCTAAAACATTACGACTTATATTTCTTATACTATTATTAGTAATCTGTTCTTTTCTAACGGTAAACGTACTTTCTGCTTTTTTAACCAAATCACGCTGTGCATTAATAGTCGCTTCTTGCTTTTGTCGTTTTAACTCATTAATTCTGAAATCGATGTATTCCTTTACTTCAGCGTATGATGGTATAGTTGGAACAATTTGTTGAATTAAACTAGGAATTTGAGGTATCTGTGGTACTTGTGGAATTTTAGATTCGTATGTGTCAACGATATTATTTGCTCTTTGTTTTATTTCATCTATAGACCCGGAGAATGTAACATCGGGAACTATCTTATCTAATGGAATTTTAATATTCATACGTTATTCTTTGTGACAAAGTTATCTGTACTATTGAAAGTCGCTGACTGTGGTACTAGTCCCAATTCGCTAAGTTGTAAGGCTTTCAGCCCAGTAATTACCGGAAGAAATACCGCTGGAACTGGTCCCGTGGGCGTCACTACGGTGGTTAATGGTAACTGTGTAGTAAGTATGTCTATTAATTTTCCTAAGAAACTGGCCAATGACGCCCCCAACACCATAGGTTCGGTTGTGTCATTTGACGTTCCTATAAATATCTTTTTACCTAGAATTGTGTAATTACCGTCCGTTTTAAATGACAAATTTTTTACAGAAGAAAGTACGACATTATTACCTTTTAGAAACAAATCATCAGTTGCGACGAGGTTTATATCGGAATTAGCCGTTATAAACACCGAAGATTCAGAATCTACCGTAATAGAACCTATGGCACTAAGGTTTATTTCCGATTTAGAGAATAACGACATTTCATTTTTTTTACTGTTTAAAATAACTCTATCAGAATTAACAAATATCTGTGCTCCGGTGTAATACGGAGACTGTCTTGATATTTCTGTGGACCTTAAATGTGCTTTATTACTAGATGCGGTGTTAAGTGTTGCTGCTTCAAATGGAACCGTTTCATCTGTAACCAGCCAGATAGAATTTAAATCTTTATTGATATCTTCGTATACTAGAGAGTATTGAGTCGGTGTGGCCGTAGAGACTTCTTTAGGTGTGGCATTTTGACCCACAGTAATAAGTAAGTTAGCTTTTGGTGAAGTTGTCGTTTGGTTGCTAAATAAACTAGACCCAAATCTGATAATATTTCCAAATCTTCCTTGTAGGATAACATCCCCTTCATTTGGACGAATCGGTTTTACATCGGGGTTTTCCTTGAACTCATTACCCAAAGTAAATGCTTCTTGTGGTTCAGACGGTTGGTATGAGGGTCCACCTTGAGCTGCTAATTGCGCAGAATCACTATTAACCGCTGTTGAAATAGGAGAAAATCTCGCACTTAATCCGGGCCAAGAATTTTCTGTTACCTTTTTTGCTGTGCTTACTGGTCGTGTGTAATATAACTTTCCAAACGAGTAGAAAATTAGTACCGTTTCATTTTTTAAAGGAAATTCTTGAATACTAAACTCTAAGGGACTTGCCCAATTTAATTTTTCTTTTGGAACGCCGCGGTCGTCGGGAATTATTCTGACAAGGATATCTCCCAGATTACTGCCATCTACAGAATATCTAGGATGGCTTTCATTAACTATTACATCTTCTACCAACCCATCAATATATGGAGATGGTTGGTTAATAGAAAATCTAGGAACCTCGGAGGCACCTAGCTGATTAATATCTACGCCATATGGTACCGATCCGAATGTTCTCATTTTGATTTACTCGCAAACACATCATCCAAGTCCTTCACATCTTCTTGAAGGTCTTGGATTTCTGCTTGAATATCTCCGAGCAATGCTTCTTTTTCTGATTCTGACAACAACCCATCCAATGATGCGGCACTGGACTTGACGCCCACCGACACGATACGTTGTGCAATCTGTGCTACACGGACCAAGTGCTCGTCATTCTTGACGTTGACTTCTAAGAATCCCTGCACAATAGGTCCAATCACCGCAGCATCTTCTGGTGTGCGGATGAGTTGGACCATTTTCATAATAAACGAGTTGATTTGAGCTCGTTTACTGTCGGTATTTTTGTGTATTTCTGAGAAGATGTCGGATAGACTCTTCCCATCGTACAGTTCGGAATTGATATCCATAGAAAACCCCCTAAAATCCTATACTATAAATAGATAGGAATTATTTTTTATACTGGAAATATGTCGTGGGGTCCGAAAGATGTCCGTACCGACGAAACTCGTTCAACATCTTGATAATTTGCGGACGCATCTTGTTGATGACCTTGGTGATGTGGGCGGTCTTGTAACTGGTCATTTCCCGTACCATTAGGTAGAGGGCTTTCTTATTAAAATTGTCAATATTATCAATACGTTCAATCAATTTTACTATAGCCGATGCAATTTCACGGTCCCGTTTCTTCTTAAAAAACCTATCTAAATTAAATTCCCAGTATTCTACTAGAAGTTTGAGGAATTCCTTCATATCAACCGTGCCGTCTTTGGTTTCTGGTTCTACAATCAACATTTCTTCGAGACTAAATGAATCTTCCGTTTGGTCCGAGAAATATAGCACTCGTTTTTCTTCCTTATATGAGTTATTGTTGTGTAATATAAGGTAATTCTTTGCAATTACACTAAAATATGAAAATGCCTTACCCTTATCTTCAGTAAACTTATGTAAATTGATAACCAGAAAGGAGACTACCTGCGACTTGATTTCGTCAAAGGTACCCTCCATATATGGGAATTTGAACCGATTGATAACGTTTTCAGCTAATTTATCAAGCGGTCCATGTATTTTTTCTCTAAACAATTGTTCCCGAATTTCGGGGTCATCTGATTTATTATATTTGATAATTGCGTCTTCAGTTTCCTGACTAAAATAAACTTTATTGGTTTGTTTCTTGTTCTGTTGTGTTACCATCACGAATCTCCGTAACGAAGCTGTAGAGTTTTTCTACTGTTTCAACTAATAATTTGAATACTTCTCCTACTTCATCGTCACGTTCAAACATCTGGCGTTCGTCCATAAATCGCATGTATCGTACTGTTGCGTTAGTACGGGCATAAAATTCATTGATAGCATCTTCTAATTCTTCATTCTTTTTTAGAAGATTCCAACATGCGTATGATAATCCAATTATGATAAGTGACAATGTTACTACTACAAAGGTATACATTTTATCCTCTCAATGGGGGTAAATGAAAATCACTGAAATAAGACATATACTTTTTCAGCGAGGTACCGAACCCATCAACGGTACCCGTTTGACTATTATTGGTTAAGAATGCTTTTACTCCATTGGCACCTGCAAAGTGAGCACCGGCCAGAATTGAAGCACGATTGATACGTACCCCTTTTACGGTACGACCAGTGTAACGTTCAATATACGGTGAAAGTTCTTCTTCGTTCTGTGTCATCAGACGAACCATCGCCGTATCCTGTAACTCTTTATTTCGTAGAAACTGCTGACGGGTTACTCGGAGTCCAACTGCTTGAATTGTTTGTGAACTGAATTGGTACCGACCCATCATTCCATACTTGTTGACTGTATGGTACCCGCCACCCGGCGTTTCAATGTCCGCAATACGGTTCATAAATTGTTCAACTGGGGTAGGATTTGAATATACACTACTGTTGGGTACATAAATCACTTTCAACGAACTGAACCCAACGGTTGATACAAACATACATGAGACAATCGTAATCAATTTTCTCATATCTCCTCCGGTTAGAGTAGATGCGGTTGTGCCTCACGAACTCCTGCATTGGTCACAATCACATATTCAGGGAAGTACTCGGTCAGATTACTTGCACCAGCATACGATAGTGCAGAACGTAATCCATCCAACAGTCCATCCACCACAAACTTTACTTTACCCTTAAAAGGTACGATAGTTGATTCACCTTCAACATTCCGTTGTGCTTGTCCGTGGATACTCTTTGTTTCCAAGGATGCTGCACCACGATACCGCTTATATAACCCATTTGACTTCTCAATCATAGCACCAGGAGCTTCCTTTGTTCCTGCGATAAGTGACCCGAGGATAACTGCGTTTGCACCAACTGCCAACGCCTTCGCAATGTCACCACTATTCCGAATACCACCACACGCAATCACAGGAACCTTTGCCACCGTAGCGACATCAGATAATGAGGTCACGTTCGGAACACCGAATCCCGTCTTAACACGAGTCGTACAAAGTGACCCACCACCGATACCAACACGAAGTGCGTCTGCTCCCCAATCTTGGAGTGCTTCTGCTGCGTTACCAGTTGCGATATTTCCTGCTACGATGTCTACACTAGACGGAAGATTCTTCTTTAAGTTAAGAATTGCATCACGGACAAACTTATGATATCCGTGTGCCACATCAATCAAAATAATATTCGCACCATTGTTAACTAATTCTTGTGCACGTTCCAGATAATCACCATTTGCTCCAACTGCTGCCATCACATATGGCGTCCACCAATCACGATTACGAACCGTCTTACTGGTAAATGCAACTTCGTGTGCCTGTTGTGCGATAGTCAAGAACCTGTGGATACATCCGATACCACCAAGTTCCGCCATAGCGACTGCCATCTCACTATCACAGACCGTATCCATCGGCGATGCGACCAACGGAACCCTAATACTATAATTAGTTGTCAGTTGGGTTGTAAGGTCAATATTTTGACGAGATTCAATGTCCGAATATCCGGGAATCAGTTGGATATCATCGTAGGTGAGTGCTTGATTAGCGTGTAATGGTTGCATAGTAGTCGTTTTGTTTACGTTGGCGTTCAATTTCCTTGATATGGTACAATGACCATTCCTCTTCATCTGGGAGTGGTGCTTGTGTCTTATATCCTACAATACGTTCGTGTACTTTTCCATCCCATTTTATCTCTTCATTATTTCTATACAAACGAGTCTGATAGTCTGGGAACATTACCCAACCCTTTTCATTGATTCTCCATCCCCAACGACGAATATCTTCCGCAGTTAGTCCGTTAACAATGTTGACACGGGGAATCAAGAACAGGTCAATATTCTTATTGTTATCCACGATGTCGTGTAGATAGGTCAATAGATTATCGTGAAACTTTTCGTCGGCATCTACTTGAAAAATGTATTCACCTGTACACTTACTATTCAGAAAATTCTTATGTGCGGCGAAATCATTATTCAACTCATGCTGATATAGTTGAATCTTATCTTTGTCTGCATAATCATACAACAGATTCGCAGTAAATACGTCTGTGGAATTATCGTCTACCACAACAATCTCATCACCAGTCCGTTCGCAATATGGAACCAACTGGTCGAGTAAGTCACGAATATATTCACCTTCGTTATGCGTGGTGACATTGAAGTTTACGTCTAATGTAATTAATAAGTTCATTAAATAGTATTACGATTACCGATACGAAATACACTACTCCAATAACTGCGATTATCAGTAGTGATATAATAAAATATACTATTACTGAAAGAATGTCAAGTAGTGTATTCATACTAATTCTCGATATTTGAAGAGGGCGAGTTCCTTCGCTTTCGCTTCGAGGTCAACATCCAATGTGAGTCCAAAATCGTCAATACGAGAAAACACATAATCAGCATGAGCGCGAGGATTTCCTTTAACGTTTTCATTGATATTTTTACTCTCGCTATAGTGAAAGAGTGGAGTGATACCTTCCGGCCATGTGCCGGTAGCAAGTTCTGCTGCATCTTGGGTGGTCAATCCATCTGGGTGAAACTGGTGATGGAAGTAATCAAAAGTGAGTGGAATATTCAACTCTGCGTGGAGATACGTGAACAACTGAACGATAGAGAATGCTGATTCCTTGTCATCATTCTCTACCACCATACGAGCTTGAAGATTTGGTGACAGTCGGCGGAAATTATCAATCCAACGTTGTGCAGTCTCTTCGGAGAAGTTCATACCAACGTGAATATTGATAGCATTGTACGGACTTGTTTCCAATCCCATATAGTCAAATACAGTAGAATGAAGTTCCAAGTCCTTGATAGAATTCAGTACAACCGATTCTTTCTCGGAACCCAACTTTACGAAGTGGTCGGGGTGGGCGGTGATACGTTGACCAGTAGCCTTAGCGAAGTCACCACACATCTTGAGCGTACTAACAATCTCAAAATAATCGGGAAGGTGTGTCTCTTTGTATTCCGTACCCCACGGAAAGATACCCGACCCCATACGGAATACCTTCACACCATTATCGGCGTTCCACATAAGGATTTGTAGGAGGTCTTTGGCGTTCGCAAGAGCGAGTTCAGATGCGTACTTCAACCCCTTAGCTTCAAAGGTTGCTTTACGCATAGCACGACCTGTAGTGATACCACGCTTGTTGAGTGTATTATTGATACAGCAATAACCAACGTTGATAGGCAAAATAACCCCCAATTAAGTAGTACATTAAATATACACCTAATTGGGGAGTTTGTCAAGGGGTCTATTAAAATATATTAATATCTTGGTATTTTGCAATAGTCTTCTTTTTCCAGAAATTTTCCAATACTTCTTCTGTTTCTGCTTTAGTCATATATTGAGGATATGGGTCAGTTGGGTCTAATTGTGGAGATTCTTCTACCACAGTTATTTTATTTTCCACAACGGGTTCTACTTCAGCTGGTTTTTCGTCATACACCGCAAATGTCTTTATTTCTTCTTTTTGTTGTTCTGGTTTCTCTTCTCGTTTGACCAAGAAATTATATGCAAGAACCAAACAGATTGAAAGTGGGTCAAAAACCAATACAATTATTAATATAAACCATTTAACTACTGTATCAAGTTCCACACCAATTGCACGTGAAATATATACGAACGTACCGATGTCTGAATTTGTATTGATTTCTACTTCGGTTGTAATACTCTTTGCTTTCAACGTATCTCGTTGTGCAGACGTTTGATTAATTTCACGTTGTAGTGTTGTTGCGGTTCTATTTAATTCTGCTAAACTATTTTGTGCGTTACGAATAGTTGTATTTGACCCCGTAGTGCTTTTACTAATCAACTCATCAACACGATTTTCTTGTTGACCACGAAGAGAAATGATTTGGTCCAGACGTGCGGTTTTTCTCTTGATTTCTTCTTCTAATGTAGCTATTTGAGAATTATAGATTTGGATATCTGCATTCATCTTCAATGGTTCTGCTGCAACTTTCGCATACGCAGAGGACAAGTATCCATAGATACCTGCCGAAGTTATTAGTATCAAGATGACACTTGCGATTGCCATATAACTCTTTAATGCCTTTGGAATCTCTGACCAGTAACGATACAAGAAAGAAATTCCTACCAACTTACCCAATTCCAAAGCACTCGCCATAACCATCGCAGAGACTGCTGCTCCTGCGAACAAGGTACCGATACCCGTCACAGAAAACAGTGCGGCACATCCTGCGATTGCTAATGCAGTAAATGAAACCAGTGTTTTGAAATTAAAAAATTTACTCATATATTCTCCAAGAAAAACGAGCCGAACCCGTGAGAGTCCGGCTCGTTATATTTCTAGTTTATCTCCTCAATTAAGGTTGGATACCAGACATAACCGATATAGATCACCTCCTAGTTAATCGGCTATGTGGTTAATACAGCAACTACACTTACATTCTACGCAACAGCACATACAAACCTCCTGTTGGTTAAAGTGGAATTACTTAATTGTAACCTTTTTACTTGCTGGCTCCTTAGTCAATTTTTGGATGGTAACTGTGAGTAACCCATTGTCAAACTGTGCGTCTACTGCTGAGGCATCCAATTGGTCACCGAGCTTAAATGAACGACTGAACGAACTACGCTTGAGTTCACGAAGTAGATAAACGGATTTATCAGTTTGCTCGTTCAATTGAGATGCGCCACCTGAAATGGTCAAGACGCCTTCCTTGACCTCAATATCAATTTCGTCCTTCTTGTAACCAGCGAGTTCTGCTTCAATAGTTACAGACTCGTCATGCGAAATTACGTTGACCTTAGGATATGCTGCCTTTCCAAAAGGTTCTGCTCCCCAATGTTGAAAGAGTTCGGGGAAATCTCTCCGAGTGATTTCATCAAACATCTTATCAAAGGTGCTGATGAAGTTTTCTCTGTTGTTCAAAACCGTTGACCCGAATGGGCGAAATACTAAATGAGTCATAAAATGACCTCCTATGTTGTGTGACCTCATAATGAGCGTCACGGTTGAATGACCCCACGTTGTGTGCGGGTCTAATATAAAT